GCCTTTGGTTTTGCCGCAGACTTCTCGATGTGAGATTACTGTGTATGTCATGTGGGTTCCTTATCCGTAGATTGTTAGGCGATATCGGTACGAGAGAAATGTGTTTGATTGAGAGTCGTATGTTCCAGACTCTGCGCTGGTCACTCGCAATGTCTGGCATGCTCCGCCGAGCGTTCTGTCTCCTTCTATCGCTGCTTTGATAGATGTTGCTCCTGTTCCTGCAAGGTATCCATCGAGCTTGTCCTGGCCTGCTCTTTCGGAGAAGCGTTGAACAATCACATAGATATCTACGGTTGCCTGATCGAGTCCTCTGGCGTTATCGATATCAAATGTGAGATCTAGTTGTCCTACGACCGCGCATGGCGGTGTTACTGGCTCTGGTATCAAATCGTAAACGCGGAGGCCTGTTATGGTCTGTAATCGTGTTTTAAGGCCATCGCGGACTTGGCTTGGACTCATTGGCATTATTTGGCCAGCCCATTGTTCTTGCGGAATGGTCGAAGCAAAGCTTCAACGTCTGCGTCGAGTTTGGCTGTGAGGCGCACTGTGCCTAAGTCCGGGCTTCCTGCGATCCCGAATGGCGACTGGCGGCGTGTGAAGAGACGAGCTGCTTGGATCAAGGTTGCCATGTTGATCTCTGCTGGTGTCGCTGTCCATCCCCAGACGCCGGTGATCTTGCAGGCCTGTGGCAAATAATAAGGCCAAACGTACCGGCCAATTGCAAGGATGCGGTTGACTGGCCATCCGCGCTGTGGATTATTTACTGGCTCGAGCATGTAGTCGCTTGTCGACCAGACGGTATTCCATGTCTGGTTGAAGTTATCGTCTGTTGCCACTTGCGTTATCGAAACGCTGTCGTCCATGTTCAGCGTCCAGGGATCGAGTGGTGTGTAATAACGGGCGACTGGTACTTGCGCTGTTCCGTTCTGATAAAAGAAGCGCCCGGTATAATCATCTATCATTCTGCTTGTTGCTGTGATCGCTGCTTCAAGTGGAACGTCATCGACGCTGTCTGTGATCGCAAGTGAGGCCTTTAATTCGGCTAGGGTGCAATAGGCATTAGTTAGGGCCACGCTTCGTCCTTCTTTCCGGTTTCGGCAGCATTGCGCGTTCTAGTTTGGGATCGGCGGTTGCTGTTTCCTTTGTCGGCTTGCGCCGGGTCTTCTTAATCTTGCCAAATATCATTATGGATCTCTTCCATCCAGAAGCTCTTTTGATGTGGAAGTACGGCCGCTGTGTTCACATGGATCGTAAATCCGAGCGCCTTTGCCCTTCGGCAGAATAATAAATCCTCACCGATCCATTCGCCGTTTACTGGCCCATCCCAAAACCAGCACCAATCGGTTCCCTGGTTTGGATCTGCTACTTCGCGCATCTTCTCTAGAACGCTTCGGTGAACCATCAGGCATCCGGTTCCAGCTGCGTCAATTTCAAAGACTGAATTCTTGTCGTATTTGTAAAGCGGAAGAAAGCCCTTGTCTGAGTCCTGAAATATCGCCGGGACTGGTTTTGGGTAAGGCTTGCCTGGCACTCCAAATCCTGCAAAGACAAGGCCTGCGACGATCGGGCGGTCTTTGTCATGGGCTGTGTCGATCAAGGCGTCGAATGCTTGAGTGGTGAGCTGCTCATCTGAGTCCAACATAAGAAGCCAGTCGCTCTTTGTGTTATCCAGAAATTGTTTCACCATGCGGTTGCGTTGCTTTGATAAAAGTCCGGAACCTTTGATTCTTACAAATGGCCCGAGTCTGTCGCTTCTTGCTTGCGCAAGTTGGATCAGTCTGTATGCGAAGGATCCATTTACGGATCCTGGATCGCACGAGCCGATTGTTACTTTGTGTGCTGTCTTCATTTGTTTCCCCCTGTTTAGAAGTGCAGAGCGAGTGACTCGGGGGGTGGGCCACTCGCCCTGCACAATTTAGTGCTTGCCTTCGATTAGAAGGTTGGTGCGCTTAGACCTGTGCCTGAAATGATCGAGGCTGCAAGTGGGTAGCGCTCTGCTGTGTATGCGGCGTAGCCGTAAACGACAGACTTGATCTGAAGGTTTCCAGCGCCTGTCGCATCAAAGCGAAGAGCGAATGGTGATCCTGGCTGTTCCCATAGATGAGATTCGCTTGCTGTTACGCAATAGATTTCATCCTGGTTTGTAGTGGTTCCGTATGTGGTTCCGATGTTTGCATCGGTGATGATTGGAAGTCCGAGCATTTGGTATCCGGAGTTTCCGTATGCAGGTGCTCCGCCTACGCCTACTGCGTTTGTCGCTCCGTTTGCTGCTGGTACAACAAGTGGACGGTTTGTGCTATCCACTGCTGCAAGCAAGAAAGCTAAGCGACGTGGATGTACCACGAAGTGTGTAGGTGAAACGAATGCGTTTGTCTGGATCTGCTGAATTGCATCAGCGAGCTTTGGATAAAGCAATCCGACTGTTGGTGCTGTTGATGTGAATGTGATGGCGTTTCCACCTGATGCACGAAGGCCCTTGATTGTGCCGGCTGTGCCTGCACCGTTTAGGATCTGTGAATCGAGTGTTGTATGCCATGACTTGATCAAGTCAGCGATCACAAATGTGTCGATGCCTGTTCCGCGCTCTAGTGCCTGACGTGAAATATCTTGCTGTCCGGCGATCGTACGCACGTTGATTGTGAGCAATGTGTCATCGACGTCTGTCTCTGATACTGCATCATTCTGTGTAACTTGTACGGCTGTTGAACTTCCTGTGGTCATTCTGCTGATATTCAGCGTCATTCCACTTGGTGGAAGTGCCATCTTGTTTGTAGCTGCATCCGCGAATGGGCGGCCTGCGCGTGCTAGTGGAGCTGCAAGGTCGACGAGGTACTGTGGAATTACAAGACCTTCGAATTGTGCCGTTCCAACATCGCGGCGCTCGATTGACTCTTCACGCATGTGGCGTGCTAGGCGCTCGTTTGCTGCATAGTCATTTGAGAATTGTGCATTGAATGCGTCCTTCACGAATGATGATGCTGAGTTTGCTGAGTATGTGCGCTCTTCGCGTGTGACTGTTGTGCCGCCGATCTTTGGCATTACAACATCTGAAACTGCTGAGCGGATCTCAGATGCTTTTGCATCTGCATCTGCCTGTGTTTTCATCTTTTCGATCTTTGTATCGAGTGATCGTGATTCTTCTACGAGTGTGTCCACCTTTGTGGTTTCCTCTGCTGTGAGGTCAGTGCGGTTCTCTTCTGCTACTGCTTCGAGAACTGCGTCCATCTCTGACTTGACTGCATCACGACGCTCGATCAATTTATCAAGGAAAGACTTTGACATTTATTGATCTCCTTATGAGTGTGGTTTGGATCAAAGTGGTGTCACTTAATCTCGCGGCGCATATTGGGTGCGAGAGGCGCTCCGGCTTTGTATCTGCTGATTTCAGCAGAATTCTAGTTTGTATTGCTGACGATTGCTTGCGCGAGGCGAAGAGAAATCTTGCGCCCTGCTTCTTCTGGACTTGGTTCTGGCAATGCATCGATGAGTGTGAGTGTGGATGCTTTGTGTCCTACGAGAGTTTCCGTTGCCTGCCATCCATCTCGGACTTCTTCATAAATTCTAATCAAAATTGCAGGGTCATCATCTTCGGCTGTAATTGAGAAATCTGTACCTGGTATTCCTAGAACGCCTTCGCGCATAACGTGTTCGACTCTGCCGCGTGCTGTGCCGCCCGAAGAATCCCAGGAGACGAAGCTGCCGACTGTGTCGACTGCGCGATCTTCTTCTTCATCTTCCATGTATGTCGAGTCTTCCATCGCCATAAATTCAGACATGATTTGAGCCGCTTTCATAATGTATTCGTGGCCCTCTGAAAGATCGGAGAAAATATTTTCTAGAACCAGCATAGTTTCTGGACTGATATCGCGTCCTTCTTTGACTGCCTGCATCGCTGCCTTTAATTGTTCCCTGGCTTCGACTGTGGTCGTCGGATAGGCCGGGTAAGTTACGACTGAAACGTCGCCGTCAGAAAGGCTGAGTTCGGTAAGAACTCGGCGGCTGCGATCTTCGCTCCACTTCTGGCGAATCACTCTGAAGGCAAAGCTCATCTGATCAACGTCGCCGCGCTCGACTAATGTGTAAAGATCGCGAGCTGCTTGCGTATCTGGTAGATCTGCATCCATGTAAAGTCCGGCTTCGTCTTCTGTCAGGCGAAGGGTTCCGTTCTTTGTCCTTGCCAAAGGTAGACCTTCGTGATTGATCAAGAGGCGCACATCTGGTGTTTCTGTCAGGGTCTTGCGAAATGCGCCCGGTGCGATCCTCTCAAGGAATGGAAGCGGCAGGCTGTCTTCGTTGAATACGGCTGCGTATCCAGAGAGGCGCATCGTTCCGTCTTCTGCCTGGCGTGCTTCTACGTTCTTGATCGTAAATGTGCGGCGTTCTATTTTCTTAGTCATTTTGCTCCTTGAGTCTTCTTCTGCGTCGAGTGCGTCTATTTTTCTCTGCGCCCAGTTTTGTGCTCGGTCGCTGAAGTCTGCGTCTCCGCCCCATAAAAGCCAGGCGACTAATCCTGCGCCTGGATATTGTGGATCAGATGGGTTGCTGTTCTTTGCTGCCTGGCCATCGACTTTGTGTCTAGCAAACCAGGGGGCCATTTTCCTGATCTTGTTTTCGCTTATGTTGCCTGCTGCCATCTCACGAGCTGCTCGCTTGGTTCCTTCTGTCAGACCGTCGCCGCCATATCCTTCTGCCAAATATGCAAGTCCACGCTTTGCGTTTGCTTGAATAAATGCCGGGGGCGATAAATCTACGGCTCGATTGCTTACTTCGCCGCCTGGTTGCATGTCTTCTGCGATCGAAACTGCCACCATCTGGTCGATGGCATCCTGCTTATTTTCGTGGCATCCAATTGTGGTGTATGTGCCGTCGGCTTCTTCTTTGACGGTTGCCCATCCTGCGCAGTCGCTTTGCTTGTCGCTTATTAAATATGGCATGTTTGTCCTATATCACTAAGAGAAGCTCTGCGTCATCGTTAAGCACAGAGAAATCTATTCTTGATGTCGCTTGCATTTTCATCGCGCCTAATCGTGTCTTTGCTTGTCCTTTTATTTTCTTTGGTTGCTTTATCTGTATCTCTGGTGTGATGATGTTTGGTTGAATGTAATTCGGAACTCCTAGCGAACCAGCAGTTTGAACTGTTGCCTGTGGAATGGTTGCCTGTGCAATCAATGCTCCAAGAGGTGCATTGGCTGCGACAATGTTATCGATCTCTGCCGTTGCCGTTCCTGTTAGGGATCCTAGTGAAGCGCTTGCTGTCGCGAAGGTGATCGGGCCTAATACGTCAAAATCAAGTTCAGAAGTATCAAGAACAAATTGAGCCATGTTAGCTCGCGAGTGTTAGGGATGCTGTTAGTGATCCACTTGGAATTGTGAAGGTGTCGCCTGCT